CCCGCAATGCGTTTCACAAGGAGCGCATGTACGCTGCGGCCAAGTCCGGCCGGGACGGCGGCTGGGCACCGGTGAACGACTCCGACGTCAACGACGAGATCCGCTCCTCCTCTCCCCAGGTCCGCGCCCGGGTCCGACAGCTGGTGCGCGACTTCGCCCCGTTTGCCCGGGCCGTGGATGTCCTCGAGGCCCTTATCGTGGGCGAAGAGGGATATCGGATTCAATCCCGCGTCGAGGACCGGGCAAAGGCCCAGCGCATCGAGGACGAATGGAAACGGTGGTGTGAAGAATGCGACATTGCCGGGCGGCTGCACTTCTCCGAGCTGTGTGGACTGGCCGCCCGACAGGACGCCGAGTGCGGCGAATATCTCATCGTGACCCACGAAAACGCAGGCGGCCGGATCCCCCTCAAGCTGCAGGCCATTGAGCCGGACCGGCTCAGCACCCTGAGCACTGCCGGCACCGGCACCAGGACCGGCCGGACCATCGACCAGGGCGTGGAGTTTGACCAGGCCACGGGCCGGGTCTTCGCCTACCACGTGGACCAGGGTGAGTACCGCCGCAAACCTCAGCGCATTCCGGCGGACCGGGCCCTGCACGGGTTTCACAACCTGCGCCCCGGCCAGCTTCGCGGCATCTCTCCGTTCACCCCCGGGGTGCTTCTGGCTCGGGATATGGGAGAATTTCTGGATGCCGAGATCGATGGAGCCAAAATGGCCTCCAAGTATCTGGCCTTTGTCCGCACCCCGGACGTTGCCGCATTTCAGCGACTGCGAGGAACACAGGAGCAGGACGGAGCCCGGGTGGAGGAGATGGAAAACGCCCTCATCGAATACCTGCGCCCCGGAGAAGACATCTCCATCGCCAGCTCCAACCGCCCCGGCGACGCCTTTCATCCCTTTGTCCGCTTTGTATTGCGCATGCTGGCCGTAACCACCGGCGTGCCCTACGAACTCCTGTCCGGCGACTATTCCGGTGTCAACTACTCCACCATGCGGGTCAGCCGCAACGATCTTTCCGCGGTGCTGCGCCCCAAGCAGCGGCACCACATCCGCCATCTGGCCATGCCGGTCTTTCGCCGGTTTATGGACCGAGCCGTGCTGTCCGGCTCCCTGCGCCTGCCCGGCTACTGGACCGACCCGCACCAGTACCAGCGCTGCACCTGGACCCCGCCGGGCATGGCCTCCATCGATCCGCTCAAAGAATCCAAGGCCCACGCCACCTATATGGATTCCCTGCTCTTCTCCCCCCAGGAAATCTGCGCTGCCCGGGGCCGGGACTACGAAAACGTACTCGACGAGATCCAGACCGCCAAAAAGATGCAGGCAGATCGCGGCATTCAACCCGAAGAAGTGTCCACGGCCCTGGCCAACAGCCCGTCCGCCCTGGACCCGGAGGAATAATGAACCACCCCCTGCAATACAGAAACCGCCCCGACGCCGACGGGATGCAGACCCGCAAAATGGGCATGGCCCCCGGTGGGCCACCCACCATGGATGAATCGGCCCGCACCGTGGAAGCGATCATGGGCACGGACGCCCCCGTCACGGTCTTTGACTGGGAGCTGGGCCGCATCAACGAAGTGCTGCTTATGTCCGGCGCCGAATATCCGGACCAGCTCCCACTGCTGGACAGCCACTCCCGGTGGTCCGCAGGCGACGTGCTCGGGTCAGTGCGCAACATTCGCGCCGAGAGCGACCGGCTTATCGGGACAGTCCATTTTTCAGCCACTAAAGATGCAGACGATGCGTTCACAAAGGTCCGCGAGGGCCACCTCACCGACTTCTCCATCGGCTACCTGGTCACCAAGTCCAGGCTTGTCGAAGAAGGGAATACCGAAGAGATCGACGGCAAAGAATTCACCGGTCCGGTCAAGGTGGCCACCCGCTGGGAAATCAAAGAATTGTCCATCTGCCCCATCGGCGCAGACAAACAGGCCAAGGCAAGATCTGAGGCCACAACCCCCAAGGAGACAGCTATGAATAAGCGGCTCAGAGAATTTCTTGAAGCCCGCGGTCTGGCAAAGGATGCGTCCGACGAACAGGCCTGGGCATACCTGGAAACCCTGAAATTCAGCACCGACGAGCCCGGGCAGGAAGGAACCCGTTCCGATTCCGGCCAGGCACCCACCCCGACACCGGCACAGTCCGCCGCCCCTGCCGCTTCCGGCATCGAAGACGAGCGTACCCGCGCCGCCGAAATCATGGCCCTGGGCCAGCGGCATGACTGCCTGGACCTCGCCGCCGAAGCGGTTCGGACCGGGCAGGATCTGCCCGCGTTCCAGTCCGCGGTCCTGAAAAAGCTGTCCGAGCAGCGCCAGGAATCGAACCCCGGTTTTCGCGCTGAAATGGGCGAAACCGAACAGGATAAATTTCGGACCGCGGCCCAGGACGCCCTCCTGTTTCGGGCCGGGCTAGCCGAAGAAGGAGCCGATTCGGATCTTGCCGGATACTCCCTGCGTGAAATGGCCCGGGAATGCCTGGTCCGCTCCGGCGGTCGCGCCTCCGGCCAGACCATGGAGATGATCGGCCGGGCCCTGACCACTTCGGACTTCCCCCTGATTCTGGCCAACACCGCTCACAAGTCTTTGTTCGCCGGGTACGAGACCGCGGACGAGACCTGGGCCCGCTGGTGCGCCACCGGATCCGTGTCCGACTTCAAGACCCACACCATGGTCCGCGCCGGTGAAACCGACGACCTCGAGGAAGTGGTGGAAAACGGCGAGTACAAGCACGGGGCCCGGTCCGAGGCTCAGGAACAGTACAGCGTGGCCACCTACGGCAAGCTGTTTGCCCTGTCCCGCCAGACCATTATCAACGACGATCTCAGCGCCCTGACCGATATTCCCTTTGCCCACGGCGAGTCCGCGGCCCGCAAGATCGGGGATGTGGTCTATGCGGTGCTTACCGCAAACGCGGCCATGGGGGACGGCGTGGCGCTGTTCCACTCGGATCATGGCAACCTGCCTACGGCTGCGGCCCTGGCTATCGCCTCTCTGGGTGCCGGCGTGGCTAAAATGAAGATCCAGACCGACCTGAGCGGCAAGCGCCGCCTGAACATCCGCCCCCGGTTCCTGCTCGCTCCGGTGGCCCTGGAACTCACCGCCGAGCAGATTCTGACCACTACAGTGGAAGGGACCCAGGCCAAACCGAACCTGAACAACCCCTACACCGGCAACTACTTCGAACGCATCTACGAGCCCCGCCTGGACGATGATTCGGCCAAGGCCTGGTATCTGGCCGGCCCCAAAGGCAAGACCGTGAAGGTCTTTTTCCTGAACGGGGTGCAGAAGCCGTACATGGAGACCCGCAACGGCTGGAACGTGGACGGGGTGGAGTACAAGGTCCGCCTCGACTGCGGCGCCAAGGCCATGGACTGGCGGGCCCTGCTGAAGAACGCCGGGCAGTAAGCCGGATGGCGCCCCGGAATAAACCAACCCGGGCCGGACCTCCGGCCCGAATCACAGGAGATTGCAGACATGGCCAAGAACTTCATCCAGCCCGGTAAATCCATCGACCACACCGCCGCGGCCGTCACCGACTCCGGCGACGTGGTGGTTATCGGCTCCCTTGTAGGCGTGGCCCTGACCGATGCGACCATCGGCCAGACCGTAGCTGTCGGCCTCGAGGGCGTCTTCGAGGTCCCTGCTGCCGCCGCAGCCATCACCGCAGGCGCCCCTGTTTATTGGGATGCTGACGGCGATCCTTACGGCGGCACCGCCGGATCCGGCGCAGCCACCGCCACCGCTACCGACAACGTCAAGATGGGCCACGCCGTCGCCACGAAAGCCCTGAACGGCCCCACAGTCCCGGTCAAGCTGGAACGCTAAACATCACCCTCCCGAACCCGGCCGGATCAGGGCTGCCTCCTCCCCTGTTCCGGCCACCTTAAAAGGCCGAATATGCGAAACAGGATACAGCACTACCTGAACCCTTTGCACGTCACTTGCAGGCTCTTGGATCTGGGCTGTTCTCCCAGGACTGCCTTTGCAGTGTCGCGCATCTGGCAGGCCGTGTATGGCGTGCTGTTTCCGCGCTCCAGCAGGAGGCGGGCGTGATGGAGTTTTCCGCCCTGGAGACGGTCACGATTTCCATGCTTGGGTCCGTTGTTACCGGAGCCGTGGTCCGGGTGTGGATGACCAGATCCTTTGTGACCATTAAATCATGCGAGACCCTGCAGAAGGCCTGCACCGACAAATGCGAGCTGAAGCGACAGCAGATGGAGGACCGGATGGATCGCGTTCACGCCGAACACGTGGACTACGTAAGATCCACCGACGAGAAGATGAAGCAGGTGTACAGGATGCTGCGCGGCCTGATCGTCTTCAGCGACATACCCAAGGACAAGCAGCAGGAAATCCTGAACGACCGAGGAGTGTGATGCCTAAATTTTCCAGATCATCTAAAGACAAGCTGGCCTCTTGCCATCACCTGCTGGAGACCCTGTTCACCGAAGTCGTGAAGTCTCAGGACTGCACCATCGTCTGTGGGCACCGGGATCAGAAAACCCAGAACCGGTACGCCGATGAAGGC